AACCTAAAGCTATACCAAGACGCAACCTGACAGAAGACACGTGTCGTAAGTGGGGATACTGGGTCGGACAGATAGGAGGAGAGGCTGTACAGATAGCTAACTATAAGACACGAGACGGTAAGCCTGTGGCACAGAAGGTCAGGTACGCTAACAAATCGTTTAGTGTTCGTGGTGAGTTAGTTGGACTGTACGGTCAGCACCTATGGAAAGAGAAGGGACGTCGTGTTGTTGTGACTGAAGGAGAGATAGATGCAATGTCAGTCAGTCAGGCAATGGACAACAGATACCCAGTCGTGAGTGTACCGAACGGAGCAAGTGCTGCAAAGAAACACGTGGCACAAGCTATCGATTGGTTAGAGTCTTTCGACAAGGTGATCTTCTGTTTCGACATGGACGACGTGGGTCGTAAGGGAGCGAGTGAGTGTGCAGCATTGTTAACACCGGGTAAAGCACACATCGCAGAGCTACCACTAAAGGACCCGTCTGATATGATCACAGCGTACAAGTCGAAGGAGTTGGTGTCGTGCTTGTATGAAGCAGTCGAGTACAGACCTGACGGAATCGTAAACGGTAAGGACTTGTGGGAGTTGGTAAGTAATACTGACGAACATAAAGCAGTGCCGTATCCGTACTTTAGTTTAAATGAGTTAACCCACGGCATGAGACTAGGAGAATTAGTTACGGTATGCGCGGGTAGTGGAATAGGAAAGTCTCTGTTCTGTCGTGAGGTTGCTCATCACCTGCTAAGTCTTGGCGAGACGGTAGGTTATATAGCACTGGAGGAATCCGTCAGGCGTACAGCTCTTGGTATCATGGGTATTCATCTGAACAAACCATTACACCTTGAAGACGAACAGCTAGACACGGAAGCATTGCGTCCTGCGTTTGAAGAGACGGTAGGTAATGGAAAGTTCTACACCTACGATCACTTCGGAAGTATGGACAGTGACAACTTGCTAGGTAAGATACGATACCTGATAAAAGGATTCGATTGTAAATGGATATTCCTAGATCACCTAAGTATTGTTGTCAGTGGTATAGCAGGAGACGACGAACGACGATTGATTGATAACACGATGACCAAGCTACGTAGTCTTGTTGAAGAGACAGGGTGTGGCATGGTGTTGGTCAGTCACTTGAAGCGAGTGGATAGTGGTCATGAAGAAGGAGGACGAGTAAGTCTACACCATCTGAGGGGCAGTCAAGCTATAGCACAACTATCGGACATGGTCATCGGACTGGAACGAAACCAACAAGCTGAGACTACATCTAATGAGACACGTGTTCGTGTGTTAAAGAATAGATTCAGCGGACAGACAGGACATTGTACCACACTTAACTACGACACAGAAACCGGACGATACACAGAAGATAAGAACGTCTTCGAAGATACAACAACTAACAACCCATTCTAATGAAAACACTATTCTTTGATATAGAAACAAATGCGATAGAGGACTGGTCGAACTTGTCTGACTTAAAGACGATTCACTGTCTATCTATCTACGATCCTACCACACCCAAGATGATTACGTATCACGGTGCTGGTATTAAGAACGGACTAATGGAGTTAGCTAAAGCAGAACGAATCGTCGGACACAACGTCATCGGCTTTGATCTACCTGCTCTCTCTAAAATGTACAACTTCCATCCGCCTCTTGTTAAAGTATTGGACACGATGGTCATGGCTAGATGTATAGTACCTGATGTCCGTAACGACGACTTCTTACGAAATAACTTTGATAAAAGTTTAGTGGGTAGTCACTCGTTGAAAGCGTGGGGACTGAGGCTGAACAAACTAACCAAGCTGACGTACGGTGAGGAAGATGGAGCGTTCGATAGTTACAACGAGGAGATGAGGAAGTACTGCGAACGTGATACAATCGTAACACAAATCCTGTTTGACTATCTAATGATGGGTAATCCAAGCGGTGAGATGTTAGCGATTGAACATTGGTTTGCGTTCCTGATGAGACTGCAAGAGAAGAAAGGCTTTGCGTTTGATATAGAGAAAGCAGAGAAGTTAGAGCTGAAGCTTGCCAGCAAACGTGCTGAGTTATTAGACAGACTACAGAAAGAGTTCCCGTCTAAAACGGAAGAGATGAAGACACCGAGTGGTTGGGAAGTCGAAGGATACACAGCACCCACAAAGGCAAAATTAAAGTTGATACTTAAAGATGCTGGATTGAAACAGACGTTGGTCAAGGATGCAGTTCAGTTAGCACCAAAGACTAAGACGATAATGTTTAATCCCGGTAGTCGTAAGCAGATAGCAGAACGATTCCTTGACTTAGGTTTTGACCTGCCGAAAGAATCAGATGCAACCACACCCAAGGTAGACGAAGGAGTACTGCGTAGTATAGACCATCCGTTTGCTGAGGTGTTGTGTGATTACTTGTTGGTTACTAAGAGGTTAGGACAACTAGCAGAGGGCAATCAGGCGTGGTTAAAGCTACAAAAGAACGGACGGATACACGGAAGGGTCAACACAAACGGTGCAGTCACTGGTCGTTGTACTCATCAGAATCCTAATGTAGCACAAGTACCTGCGTGTCGTGCTGAATACGGTGAGGAATGTCGTGATCTGTTTAAAGCAGGAGACGGATATAAGTTAGTAGGGTGTGATGCAGCAGGACTAGAACTACGAATGCTTGCACATTATCTAGCTTTCTATGATGGAGGTGAATACGCTAAGACTGTTATCGAAGGAGACATACACACACTGAATCAGAAAGCAGCAGGACTGGAGACACGAGACCAAGCCAAGACGTTTATCTATGCATTCCTTTACGGAGCAGGTGACGCTAAGATTGGAGAGATCGTGGGTGGTAGTGCTAAAGAAGGACAGATGTTAAAGCGTAAGTTCCTAAGTAACCTGCCAGCACTGAAAAGATTACAGGCAGATGTACAACAAAAGGTACAACGTAGTAACAAGCTGACTGGACTGGACGGTCGTATACTTCCTGTTCGTTCACCACACGCTGCATTGAATATGTTGTTACAGAGTGCAGGTGCTGTGTGTATGAAGGTAGCGTTGATCCAACTGTTCCATCGTATGAATAAACTGAAGTGGCAACACGGTAGAGAGTACAGCTTTGTTGCTAACGTACACGACGAGTTCCAAGCAGAAGTACAACCTGATAAAGTGGGAGCGTTTAGTGATCTGGCAGTTGAATCAATACGCATGGCAGGAAGAGAGTTAAAACTAAACGTCATGTTAGACGGTGAAGCAAAGGTAGGTGAGACATGGGCACAGACACACTAGAGATTGAATATGATTGGCACTTGAGTCTTGCGAAGTTGTACGATACCATCGACTTAGAAGTACCTTGGGACTGGAGAAAACAACACGTACAAAACTATATGCCATCATCCAACGCTCAACGTATCGGAGCAATAGCCGAGACAAAGTTTCAAACGGAGTGTTTAGAGAGAGACTTTGAACCGCATATGCCAGCAACACCTATGCCGTGGGACTTTATCGTCACGTGTCCGGCAGGTATGTTAAAGGTGCAAGTCAAGTCGTCTAGTGTTAAGAACGGGCAGAGTTATAACGTTATGACGTCAAGTGGATGCACAGGTAAATCAAAGATGTCACACGATGTAGATGTGATAGCTTGTTATATAGCACCTGAGAAGATGTGGTGGATGATCCCACGTAGTGAGTTGACAGGTAAGACAGTTAAGCTGAACCCTGAGCCAACAAGTAAAAGCAGATACAAAAAATACCAAGAGAACTGGAGTATATTCTATGAGTAATAAGAAAACAACCCTACTGATAGACGCTGACGTGTTGGCGTTTGAAGCAGCAGTGGTAGCCGAGGAATCAATTGAGTGGAAGGATGAGATGTGGACAGTACACGCAGACATGGCACTAGCTAAAGCTCGTGTTGTTAATCGTGTCGAAGAGTTCAAGGACATGATGAAGACGGACAGTGTAACGATGTGCTTGACTGATCGTGCTAACTTTCGTCGTATTCTTAATCCTGACTACAAAGCTAACAGATCAAAGTCACGTCTACCTATTATCCTGCGACAGATAAAACAATGGATAATAGAAGAGTACGACGGACAGATGTGGGCTAACCTAGAAGCTGATGATGTTATATCTATACTGGCTACTGACAAAGAGATGGATGAAGAAACAATCATCGTTAGTATTGATAAAGACTTCAAGACTGTACCGGGTATCTTCTACGACTACAACCGTGGTGAGTATCATCATCCAACAGAAGAAGAAGCAGACAACTACCACCTAGTACAAGCAATAGCAGGAGACCACACAGATGGATACAGCGGAGTACCCGGTATAGGTGTCACTCGTGCTGAACGTCTGCTAGAGAAAGATGGATACACATGGGAGACTGTAGCAAAGTGCTACGAGAAAGCTGGACTCACCGAACAAGACGCATTAATGAACGCATGGATGGCACGACTGTTACGAGCGGAGAACTATTCATTCAGAACAAAAACAATAAAGAAACTATGGACACCGAGAAACTACCAAACCAAGGATATACTAGAGATTTCACCACAGGCGCTAAACGTGACGGGGACATTGGACGGGGACGACCCTCGCTTATTCCTCCAATCGCCTTACGCTCGCTCGCCAAAAGATTTGAAGATGGCGGAAAGCTTTACGGAGACAACAACTGGCGAAAAGGATTCCCGTTAACAAGACTGTACGACAGTATGTTCAGGCATCTGTTAGCGTTAGCTGACGGGGATACATCGGAGGATCATGCGGGTGCAATCTTGTGGAATGCGTCAGCGTGGTTGTGGACAAAGGATCAAATAAAACGTGGTAATTTACCAATAGAACTGGATGATATAGAGAACGATGAATAATGAACAACTAAAGGTAGACGGGTTTGACGACGCTGTTATAGGTACAGACTACAGAGCCCTTAGATTAGTTTATTCTATTGAGCGTATTATACAGATACTTATAACAAGAGATGGTATGGATATGGATGAAGCTATAGAATACTTTGATCACAATATAGGCTGTGCATTTGTTGGCGACATGACTCCGTTGTATGTATGGACTGAAGATAAAGTAGACTTATGAATGAAGAAATAGTACTACCCGTTCTGTCAAAAGATTTGATAGATAAGCTTGACAAGCTATACCCAGATAAATGTCCGCTGTTGACAGACGACGATAGAATGGTATGGTTTAAAGTAGGACAACGTAGTGTAATTAATTACTTACAACAAATATACGACGAACAACTTCAAGATAATATTATAACCAAGGACTAATTATGTGTTTTGGCGGATCACAACCATCACCACCACCCCCACCTCCACCACCTCCTCCTCCCCCAACAGCTATGGCAGTTAGAGCGGAACCTACGAAGGCAAGGTCGGCACGTGGACAACAGCGTAAGCGTGGAACAAGAACGTTAACAGTAAGTCGTCGTCCTTCCCTTGGTATGCAACCCGGACAAACAGGAGTACAATTAACATCATGATTATAGGATTAGATAAACTTACGTTATTAGACGGTGTTGTTGCTGACGGTGCTGGTAGTGCTGTTGGAGCAGAGCGTTCTAAAGGATGGACATTTGTTATTGAGTCTGACTCAGTAAGCACAGGTGCTACCGTTGCTGTTGAAGCATATATCGGTGGAGCTTGGAGAACAATTGATAGTCGTTCCGTAACATCTTCTGGTAACATTATGATAAGAGATGAGTACGGACACTACGAAAAGATCAGAGCTTCAGTGTCAAGTCGTACTGACGGAACTTACAGCGTCTACGCTACAGGCACTACCTCTTCTCTTTAATGTCTCTTGTTGCGGTAAACATACCACCTCCTTCTGAGGTACAAGCTGCTACTGAGTTCTTGGCTCCGCAGTTTGGTACAAGCTTTCCGTTGGATTTGTTTGACGCTACATTCCAAGCTTACTACGACACACAAGCAAACATAGAAGCTAGGTCAGGCGATCCAGTCGGTACAATTTATATGGCATCTGATGTTGTACGATTGTATGTATACGACGGAACTGATTGGCAATACTACACAGGAACTTAATAGATG